TTTGCTCATATGGTTTCCATATATTATCGTTCATATATACAAAATCGTAATTAGTACTAGGTGATGGAGTTTTAGAAGTTAATGCAGACGGATAACAAGGTATAAATCCTTCCAATCCTGATCGATTTTTAGCCAAAACACCAATTACTTTTCCTTGAAAATTCAGGACTTGCAATAATACCTTATATTTTTTGTCGATTAGGGTTTCAATTAATGTGTCTAATAAAGGAGCTTGTTTAAAACGGTACTCTGTTGGTTTACTAACAAATGATCTGCATTTTTCGCCTAATGTGGGTTTTATAATTTTTGAAAAAACAGCACGTAATGTTTTTGGGAACTTTTTGTCATATTCACTAAATGTTTTTGTAACATATACCTTTTTACCATCATTTCTATAACCATAGATGGGTTCAAAATAGTTTTCTCGTTTTATTAAAATTAGACTGCGTTTTCTGGCATCAAATGTATGTAGTGAATAGTGATTTGTAGGACATACTAAGTCTATATTGTTAGTTGCATCATCTTCTGGTATTTCTAAAATGATTAGATTTATTCCGCTATCAAATAAAAAGGAATTTGGCATAGAAACTAGGTCCCACAAATAAGTATAATCGATTGAAATTTTATCATCTCGTAAAAAGTTTTTGAAGTTTTCAAATGATTGAGCAACTCTTTCCAAGAATTGCATTTCTCTTGTTACGTCTGCTTTCTCCTCGGATAGACGTCTCTTTGTTAACATAACTTTTTTATATAGATTTGTATTACTGTAATCATCAACATTCACTTTTAAAGAAGGATCTGCAAATGTAGTGACTAGGTCACCATTTTGATATTTTATAAACACATCTAGGTTTATAGACTTTATTATTAATTCTTTCATTTCTTTTATTGTAGGTACCTCATGTTTGGCTCCCGGAATAAATTTTGTAATAAGTGGTTGTTTGCTTTTCTCATCACGCTGTCCATAAAATATAGCACTCGCTATACATGCAATAAAGGATTGATTAACACTGACTTCTACACCATGTCTTAGGATACACATATGATTTGGTTTCAAATTCATATTGGTTTTACTAATTTGACAGTCTCCATTTGATTCTTGAAAAAATTTTTGGACTGAAATGGGTAAAAAACCCCATCGATGTTCTCCTAATTGTGGACCATATTTTTCGGGACCTTTTACATAGTGTTCTACCTCTTGTACATCCCTTCTCAATTCCTCTTCTATTTTTTGTTCCTTTTCTGAAACAGGTTCGGCAGCTTTTTCTTCGAATTTACCTTGACAAATATCGCGTCTATTTTTCATTTCGGCTGTAGACCAATTACTATAACAACATGGTATGCATAAACCAGATGGTGTTTTTTGTTTGTGAAATCCAGGATATTTTCTTTCACCTTCGTCATAAAATTTATACACATATTTTCCATTTGGTACCTCTTCTGCCTTTTTGGGAATAATAGCATCTTCAACATTTGACACTTTGGGTCCACATTTTCCGTCCAAAATGTCCTGTTCGGTAACCATTGTATTTGTTAGTAAACACCAATAACGGGGACATGTGTAATAAAACTTATTTTTTGCATCTGTACTGTATTCAATAAAGTCGGCTTCTTCATTTATCTCTCCTGGATGTTCCGCTATAATTTTATCCCTTTCTTCCTTTGTTAAAATAACAGGTTGTCTTCTGTCGGATAAACTAAATGGACACATACGTGTATATAAATCAAATTTGTCATCTTTTGATTTTACGAATAGTTGTGGAACCCTTTCTTCTAATCTAGCAGAAAATGGATTAGGATATTTTAATTTCATTCCGGTAATATCACGTACAGTGTTTTCAAGTTGTTGTGCTTGTTTTTGGATATTTTGTTGCATAGGAATTTTTGTTTCTCGATATTTATTTGTATTTTTACGTTTTTTTATTACAGGAATAATTTCTTCTACAGCTAATTCTACTTCTGAACTTGGTTCTTCTTGTATTGTCATTTCCTGTAATCCTGTAGGTGTTTCAGATACACTTTCTTCTTGTACTTCTACTTCTTCCGGAGTAGACAATTTCGCGGTTTTTGGCTTAGGTTTAGGTTTTTCTGTGGATGAAGATAAACTCTCTTCTTGCACTTCCTCTGAAGACTGGTTACTACTTTCCAATGAACCGATGCTGGATAATGAGCCTATATCTTCTGATTTTATTGCTGGTGGGTTCACAGGTGGTTTCAGAGGTGGTTTCACAGGTGGTTTCACAGGTGGTTTCACAGGTGGTTTCACAGGTGGGTTTTCAGAAGAATTATCATTTGAAGAATTATCATTTGAAGAATTATCATTTGAAGAACTCGATAATATTTCACTTCTAACACTTTCAGACGATGATGTTTGACCACCATGCAATTCATCACTGTCTTCGTCTTCTTCAAATCCAAGCAAATCTAACAATTCATCCATATTTTCACCTTGTTCTGGACTATTTTCTACTCCCTCATAAACCGGTGTTTCATCTTCAATAATTGGCACCTCATTTTCATCTAATGATTGCTCTGATTGTGCAGTAATCTGACCAAACTCAATATCTTCGATTTCTGTACCAGAACATAATTTGTTTACCAATACTTCTGGTACATCCGTGCTACTAACATCTTGTGTTATTCTTACCAGAGTATCCAAATAAACCGGTAATGTGTTTAAATAATAAATATCATTTATACCACTGACTTGAATAAGCAAATCACTTGTAATTACATTAACAGTCATAAGTGTCTTAAACCCGGGATTTATTTTTATCATTAATGCTCTTCTCCTATTAGAACCACGTACTACTTCTAGTTCGGAACGGATTTTTACAATCAAATCAGTTGCTGCTTCCTCATCTAAATCATCATATTGTTGGAGTAACTCCGTAATAATTTCATCAATTTTTAACCCTTGATCTATTTTTTCAATAATAAAGGCTTCTTGACTATCACGCTTATTAAAATTCGCCACACGTTTGTAACGCATTTGTATACCCTTTTTGAAATTGGCAGATTCTACAGTGAATACACTTGAAACACAACCGCTAAATTTAGTAATGTCGATTGTCTTCTTGATATTATAGACGGTTTGAAATTTTAAATCTCGGATCTCTACATTTATCCCCTGTATAGACTTGAATAATGGTATATCTAGACCACTTTGCTCAAAAAAAGGCTTGATTTCTTCTATTAATGGGTTAACAACCAGGTAGATAAGTTCATCTATATTATGAAAACGATTATCACCATCATTCAATAAAATAGGAGTTTCAAAGTCAACCAAAGGATACACGGTTATAGCGCCGTTTTCCTCAAATTCGCAACACATATAAATTTCTTGTCCTGCATACTTGGTTGCACTATAAACAGCAACGGAACGATTTTTGCCAATTGTTCTCATCAGTTTAAAAATACTAGCTTTGTGTAAATAAGGAATTTTTCTACCATCTACTGTTAGTTCAGGTGAAAATAGACGATATATATTTTCTTGTCTAGTCTCAGGATTATATTTGATAAGTGGAAATTCTTGTGTTGCATGAATAAGCTTAAAAATAACATCAATGGGAATTTTGATTTTAAAATCAGGATGAATAACTACTTTAAGAGATACAATACCGCTTTGTCTCGGATTTTCCGAAAAGACCTTGGATTGTTTTCGTTGCTCAAAAACATTGTAAAACATGTCGATATTTTCGAAACCTCTTTTAGTATCAGGTGTTAGTTTACTATCAGTATATTCAATTAGTGTATCTCTTTTTGCATTTAACGTTTCAACTGTATCGATTTTGTCTTGATATAAAAATGGATAATAGATTTTAGAAGTATATTCCGTAGAAACATCATTTATGGTGGCCAATTCGAAAACATCTTTTGCTAAACATAAATAAATTGTATTTTTAAAGATCGGTCCTGTCTCTAAAAGCAAATTGGAACTAAGTGTTGTTAGTTCGCGTCTAGATCTTTCTAAGAGTGCATCGTATTCGGTAACTAAGAATGGATCAGCAATAAAAGGATATTCATTTGCTAAAACAAATTTTTGTCCAAGTGGTTTTGCAACAAGATAATCGCGTTCTAATAAGTCTAGTCTTAAAATATCATCAAAAGTATATTGTTTTTTTTCAGGAAACCCGATATCAAGGAGTTGACCATCTGTATCATATAAATTCATAATTAATTGGTCCATACGTACCTTTGTCAAAGGCAATTTGTCATTTTGTGTTAAATTTTGGTAAAGCGTAATGGGATTTAATTTTTCCGATTTTAAACAAAAAAGATAGATTTCACTCATGGATGCTTCTTTGTCCAATGCTTCAAATATTTTTAATTTAATAACGCCTATACTGTCATCAATATGAATTGTTTGGTTAACAAATATCACGTCAATATTATTTTTTGCAATACTGTCTAATTCGGATCTATCAAATACTTGTGAAAATGCTTCGTTTGTAGGGTCATCTTCAAATAGTTGCGTAGGGTCGTCGATTTCTTCGCTAAATTTAGATCCATAAAAGACATAAATAGTATCTGTAACATTTTTATCGGATAACTTGTTTACTTTAAATATAGGAAATAATGACATATATATAAAGTAGTTATAAAAATATCCATCAGGAAACTACTCAGGAAACTACTCAGGAGAAATACGTTTCTTGAACCCTTCCTTAATCAGGAAATGTAGTTTGGCTCTCCACTTTTCAAAGGTGTATAAAAGCAGCAATTATTTAAAATCATAGATTGGATTATCTGTAATATCCATTCCACAATAGGGCTGTGGGTCCTTTTTATAATCAACTGGCTTATATAGACCAGCAGCCTGTGCATTTTCTAATAAAAACTTGAAATTCTTCCAAAATTCCTGTTTGTGACCCTCTGATAGCGTCATAATATGTGCCAGTTCGTGTGTAGCTACAAACATTAGTGTGTTGATATCGATCAATTCCGTACCATTTTTCTTTTTATTGAGGCAAAAAGCCAGCTTTTCCCCCTTGTTTTCGCTATAAGCCGTATATTCGCTGGTGGGAAGCGTTTCGGAAATCTTGGTAGGATTGAATTTCTGTACAAGTCGCTGCACATTTTCGTTATTTGGATATTTCTTGGCGCAATAGGCGACCAGGTCTTTGCATCGTTGTGTGACATCTGCTAACAAATCGGCAGCTTGCTCCATCTTTGCATTTTCCCTGACACAATAACGTTCGCCGTCGACATCAGAGATGATACATTTTAGATTGTAAGCGTCTGATTCACCATAAATTTTTAAAGAAATAAAAATAACAAATGCAATAATTACGTAAATTAATATACTGGGTTTATCTAAATCAATCATTTATATAAACTCGGAAAAAAATAAAAGGATATATAATTATTTTCGTTTTGATTTTGTGTTTGTACTTAATAAACTAAATTTCTAAAGAAAACGCACACCCATAAATTTAAAAACAAATGTTATTATAACCTATTAATAAATCAAAGTCACACTTATAATTATCAAAAACATATTGGTTCCATAATTCTACAGAAGATTTATATAGACTGCTTGAGCGAGACATATATGAAATAGATGGGTCAATTTTCTTATCTAAAATGCAAATAAAAGTATCGATTGACAGTTCAGGAATTTTCTCTTTTATTTCTTTCATTATTTCCATTATTTTGCTCTGTCCATAAGGTAATGTAGCCATTTTGTTCAAAAATTGCTTGTTTTCAAAGAAGTCGCTCATATTGTCTCTCACTATAATTTGTTAGTTGTTTTAACTAACAAATTATTTCAATTTTTTATTTTTTATAATAGA